ATGCAGTAGGGAAAAAAGATCCTCCTTTTCCAGAAGATGCCATTGCAAATTTGGAACCTATATCTGAACCTCGTTTTGCTATGTTTTGCAATTCTTTGGCCTTTGATGCTGTTGCTTTTGCAACATTCAAACCTAGATCTTTTACAGGTGTTGGAGGAGTCCTTCCAGGCTTCATAGAGTACTCTTTAAGAATACTTTCTATAGATCTAAAATCTTTAGGCTTCATTAAAACTTTCTCTTGTTAAGTGTTTTTAATCTTCTACTTGCAGGATTAACTCTTTTAGTTCTTTGGGCTTTCCTTGTCATTCTGCTACCCATTCTTGCTTTAGTTTTTTTAAGTGTTAATCTTTTTTTAATATTAATTGGTTTTGCACACTGACTAACTGTTGCAACAACACGTCCCCTTCTAGGACCTGAAGTACATCTGACAGCACGTTTGACTTTGTTTCCCATCTTACGCCAAACCATTCTGCCTTCTAAAATTTGGTCTGCAAACTCTTCTAATCTCATATTAAACTTGTAACTAATGCAACTACTATACTGACGAGAGTTGTAAATGTTAATCCAACAATAGCAATTATCCAATTTTCTAATTTGTCTAATCTATGTTTAGTAACTTCTTTGAATTCTCTTATCTCAGCAGTGATGCTTTCTATTCTTAACATATCAGCAATTATATGTGCTTCTATATTTCCATCCTCTATATAAGGCTTTATTTGTGTTTTGGGTTCACTCTTTTTAGGCATTGTATTCTCTATAATAAGTCTTGTTTAGTAAATTCCATATTAATTGAACTTTTAGTATCTACTGTACCAGCATTTAAAACTATACCATCTAGTTCATCTTTAAGTGTATCAACTGTGTGAACTCCTTCTCTTTCAAAAGCAAATTTAAAAATAAAACCTGCTCCAGTGATACTAGGTGCTCCATAATTTTCTAATACATTTGCACCTACACCATTTAATTGTACTGGGTTATTCATTACAACTGGTTGAGCTCTCAAACCAATTACCTGTACAATACTTTCGAAATCTTTTTGTGTGTTATCTGAATAATCACCTGTTCTAGTAATATCCATAGTTGTAAACAATGTATAAAACTCAATGTTTCCGGAAACTACTTCCGAACTTCCCATTGCTCCTGATCTTTGTCCAACCATCTGTGTCTCCAATCTTAATCTGTATTACACTATTTATCAGATTTGTTGAAGAAATGTCAGTCAAAAGAAAAGGGACTAAAAAGTCCCCTTTCTAAAATAAGAATAAGTTATTATGCTAATTCAAATGTTTTTGCTGTAACTGTAGCACTTGCTAAGTTGACACCGTCAACTGTTCCTAGTGCTTGAATAACGTCTTCCAAGTGAGCGGCAAAAGTTTCACTGTTTGAACCGTCCCATGTATCTGTACCTTTTTCATCCTGAATCATAATAGCCATTGACTGATTAGTATCATACAATGCACTATGCCCAAGAATAGTTACGTTTTCATTTTGTATGGCATGAATAACTGTTTGGATTGTGCTAGTTGGCCCAGTTTTGGCATTTACAGCCGCACCAAAACCAATTTCTACAAATGAAGGAGTTAAACCTATAAAAAAGTTTTCCTCGTCAACCCATACTGGATTTACTTTAGTTTGCGCCATGTTGTTCTCCTATGTTGCTATTCTTAATAGTATTTATCTTTTTTTCTGTCATAAAAAAAGGCAGTAAAAAACTGCCTTTTTAAATAAGTTTAAAAAAACTTAGAAACTAACGTCTGCAATAACGTGACCTGCGATGTCACCGTTTGCTAGGTTGTCAGCACCTTCAACAATAAAGTTTACAACTGCTTGACTGTCTGCTGTAAAGTCGCCAACTTTTAATACTGAAAGGTTTAAGTTTTGGACTGAGCTAACTAATGCTGTTAATTGTGCCGCACTAATATTTCCTGATTGCTGAGTAAAACTCTTAAGGAATACGTCTTTACCAATAAACTCACCAGCCGCCGCCGCTCTTCTATCTGCTTGTGCCATTTTAATTCTCCTAATTACTTTCGCGATTTATATCGCTGTTACTTTTATTTATCTTTTCAAGATAAAAAAAGGGCATGTAAAATGCCCTTTTTTATAAAGTTGTTAAAACTTAACTAAATGTTACAACTAGTGAGGTACCTGTGATTGAAGGTGTTGCCGCTCCGCCTTGTAAAGCGATGTGACATCCGTCATTTGTAACGTCATCTTCAACTGCTACAACTACAAAACCTTCGTTTTGTGCTTCTAAACAAGCCGCCGCAACTGAAACAACTGAAACGTCTGTTACTGAAAGAATATGAGTTGTACCAACTAGTCCGTTTGCCGCTCTTACGTCAGCATTTGGGTTTGCTTGTGCCATTATATTTCTCCTAAAATGTTTAGCGATAAAATATCGCCGTTACATTTATTTATCTAAATTGTGTCTTTAATGGGAGTTATTATCTATTGATTTACACTACGTCCTAATTTGGACTGTGTTTTAATTTGTTGAATACCGCCTAGATTAGCAAGGTTATCGCCTATTTTCCAGTTTCCTTTTAAAAATTTTTCTGGATTTACTTCGTCTATAATAGGTAAATATGCTTTTAACTCTGTAGGTAATCCTTTTCTTGCTATAGTAACATACTGATTTCCACGGAAATTATCACTATATTGCTTTACTTCATCATTATTTTTAAGTTTTAATTTATTATTAGGATCTTCCTTATTTTTTTTCATATCCTCTATTTGCTTCATTTGTAGTTTGGCTTTTCTTTCTGCTACTTGCTGTGCAGAGTCAACACTAACATGAGCAGGGTTACCTCTTTCACGTTGTAAATGGTAATATGTTAATTGAGCTTCTGGATCAGGACTTGATTTTAAAGACGTGGCAACCTGGTCAACCGCGGCTTGATCTAGTTTTTCTAATATAATATCGTTTATTTTCATTTTTGTCTTTGTCTTCCTCCGGCCCAGTAACCTGCTATGGCTCCTATACCTGCACCTGCTTTCTTATATTTATCAGAATCTTTACCTAATTTTTTAGCAATCTTTTTACCTGCGTATCCACCTGCAACTGCTCCAGCAACTGCTCCAGCAACTTTTCTACCAGTACTAGGTTTTCTGCTGTACTTGTCAGTGATATCATAACTTCTATATTTTGTCATTGTTTGAAGGTTGCTAACTAATTCGCTTGTTACAGCAATTCGTCTAAACTCCTGTATAATTTTTGCTACAATATATTGTCTGGATCTGTATTTTAAATGTTCCCAATCCACTGCCATTCTTCTCCAGGATTTATATCTGGAATCATTTATTTTAATTTGTTTTTCCAAACTCATAAAGTATGTTGTAGCCAATGGTACTTTGCCTTGTGTAGCAAGTTTGTAAAAGAATTTGGAATGTTCTTTAGGTTGGAACTTGCAACTTTTTAAAAATCGTTTACTAAAAATACTGTCTTTTAATTTTATTTGTTTGGAATCTGGATCATTTACAATATATGACAGCAAATACATGTCTGTAGCATGTGTTCTAAACAAAGTGTAATTACCATATTGTGTTGTTTTTCTGGCATACCCTAGTGCAAAATCTGACTGCTTGGAATCTTTTGCCATAATGTATATAACCAAACTGTTTAAGTATAGTAAATCTGCTACATCACGTCCAGTTAATTTTTTAAAGTTATTGGTAGTCCTTAGCAATCTGCCTTCTGTAATTTCATTGTCTATTAATTTAAAGTTAAACTTGTTTTCTTTTATCATTGGAAAGTATGCTGGTAAGTGAGTTTTACCCATTTCCCTTGCTTTGTGTACTCTGTGATTTCCGTCCATAACACTTTTTCTGTCAGGAGCAATCACAATGGGCTCTGACAAATCTGAGTCTCTCATAGCATAATCATCATCTGTGTCTATTATTCTATCATAAGGATCTTCTACACTACCCAGTTTAGCAAGTGGGTAATTGTCTATTAAAACCCAGTTGTGACGTCTTACATCATTTATAAATTCTGGATTGTGGATGCCATCGTCCCATGAATGTTTCTTATCCAATAACTCCCTCATTTCATCACCAGTCATCTTATCTGGGTTTACTGCTTCATTGATATTTTTGTACACACTATACAACACAGGATTATTATCACAGCCAAGTTCATCGTATGCTACACCTCTAACCATTGCTTCCTGACCTTGTCTGTTGTCAAAGTCTTGATAAGCATCTGCGTAAACATCATCTATAGAATTGTCATCGTGTCCGTCATTACATTCATCTGTAAATCCTTCGTAACGTACAACATAATCGCCAACATTATCTACTCCTACATCTGTAGGCACTAGATTATTTACAAATTGTTCTATTTCTTTCGGTAAGTTCATTTGCCTGGCTTCCCTGATCCAAAATTAAGTCTACTAAACTCTAATCTGTCAATTAGTTTTAAGGCATTACCAGATCTATCAACAGCAACAAAGCCTTCTTCACCTGTAACCTCAAACCCTTTATCTGTTTCTTTAAATGTAGGCATTTGTCTAATAGTTTCTAACTTATTAACAATTAAATTTTTTGCTTGTATAAGTTTTAAATACAAATTATAAATTCCCACAATACTGTTTACATGCTCTTTTAAAAATTTTACACCCTGCACCAGCACCTGAGTGTACTCATCTTTCTTTTGTTCTGTTTTATAGCCATCTATTTTTTTGGTCATTCTTGCAATATAACTCTGTGTAAAATCACTTGCAAATTTAACTGCATCTTGTTCAAAACTTTCCATTTCTCTAATGTTTGCATTTATGTGAGCCTTTAGATACACAATAAAGTCTTTACCAATAACCTCATTACCTTTTTGCACCCAGTCAAACATTGGTTTACCTACTGCTTTTAGATATCTATCTGCTATTTGTATTGCTGATAATATATCTTTACCTTCTTTCTCTGTAAGAGTAATTGTTCCACTAAGATCTTTAATAGTGGCATCTCTAAACCATACTGCAGGAGTTTTAGTTAAATTGGAACTATCATAACCAAATTTGGCCTGAGTATCTGCTAATGTAGGGCCGCCAACATATTCTGTATGGAAAACTATACCTATCTGAGAAGCCAAAATCTCTTTTGCTAAATCTGATTGCACAGGCACACCATATACCAAAGTGTTTGGATTAAAGTAAACAACTTCTTCTCCATTTATGTTGCCCTGTTTTAATGTATCCTTTTTGTATAGCATGTCGCCTTGGACAACTGTCTGAATATTTAATTTTGATAAATTTTCCAATGCTACATTTAAAATGTCTTGTAATTCAGGATCTGGATGATTTTCTTTTATATCTTGTGGTGTAAAATTTATTTTAGGCTTTTTTGCAAATACACCTTTAGTACCAACAAAAAAATTACCTGTTTCTGGATCTTTACCGCAAATAATAGCAGGAGCACCGTCCCATTTTGTTGTCATGGAAATTTTTGCAT